CACCAATATCATTGGATTCCACTAATACCATTGCTTCATTATAAAATAAGGCTATTTTATGAATAATTGTCGGATATAATAAGTATGAAATTTCGTTATTTCTATATCTGGCTACTAACTTATAAGGAGTATCTGAAACGTCTATAACAGTAAAGGCTGAATAATCTTTACCTGCACCCCTAGCTACATCGCAAGTTATAAAATATTGTCTATCTTTTTTTGGTTGTTCCCAAACAGAAAATCCTTCATCTGTTGATTGTATAGGATCTTTAAAAGTTAAATTTCTAAGAATAGTTGGTGAAATAAGAGTATCTGATGATCCAATAAACTCGGTTTCAAATTCAACCCTAAATTGATCTTCACTAGTATTTCTAATAGTCTGTTCTTTCCATGCTGAATCTCTTCCAGGCACAGCAGACCAATGCACATCTACAGGTACATAATCGCTACGTTTTTCGGTAGCATCTATCCACATTTTATAAAACATATTCATTCCGTTAGGAGTGGATACGATCAAAACTTTTGTAGTATTACCCGAAGATATTGTAGGATATACAGACCTAAAAAACTCTTCCGCAATACCTGAGGGAACAAATGCAAATTCATCTAAAAATATTATATTAAATGTTCCACCCCTAATAGCAGAAGAACTAGTTGCCGAAGCAAGTATTTTGGAACCATTTTCTAACTCTATATTACCTTTATTCCATTCCACAATACCTTGTTGCAACCACATCGGTAGATTTTCATATGCTAACTGTAATCTACCCAATAATTCCCTAGCAGTAGAACCTTTATTAGCAAGAATTGCTACTCTAGTATCTTCATTATATAATACATAATGCAACAAAAATCCTATTATCGTAGTTGATTTTCCAGTTTGTCGAGGCATTTTACAAATAACAAATCTATTATCATTAAAGTTATCAACCATATCCTCCTGAAAATCCCATAAATCAAAAGGGATCAACCCTTTATCTACATGAACTATTTTCATGTAGTTTCTTATAAAATATTTAGGATCTTCACCACATTTTATATATTCTTGAATTTGTTCTTGAGTAAAATCTACTTGAACATTGGATTTTTTTAATAATGGATTTCCAAGATAATTTATATTCACACGTTACCTTTTCTTCATACTACGAGATCGTTTTCTAATCGTACTTTGGCTCTGTTTCTTATTTTTCATCTGACGACCACGTTTTCTATCAGCGGCTTTTTGAGTAGCAGTTCGTCGTTTTTTAACTGTAGGAATATTTATAGTAACTTTTTTTCCACCACGAACAACCCTTTTTTGTTTTTCCTCAAGTTCGTCTAGATATTCTTTAAATTCTTTATAAGTCTTCATTAGTTTCCTCTGAATTTTGTTTTTTCAACATTTTTTGTAAATCTGTTGTGGAACCAACAAAAAGTGCATTAGTAACATTAGTTGGAACTTTCTTATCCTTGCCTTGAATATCATTCATATCTTTCTGTAGTTCTATAATACTTTTATTCAACTCACCCAAATTTTTAATCATTCCGGAAGCAACTTCATACGTTCTTGCATGCTGAGAATCTTTGGCTACCTGAAGCAAATCATCCAAACTTCTCATACCCTTTTCGTATAAAGAATAAAAATTAGTTCTAGCATAATTATAATCAGTTGATTGGTCTATAGACCTCTCTTCCACATTTGTATTTATACTAGGAGTATCGACAACTTCCCCAGTAGAAACATCCACTATACTACCATCAACATTTAAAAAATCGTCTAATTTCTTTTCTACATCCATTATATGTTCAGAGTAATAGTATCATTAGTTGAATACGTATCATCTGCCTCGGCATCTGTAGGTTCTGTTACTATTTGATGTCTACTGAATGAATGATCCATATCAACATTAATTTCATCAACATCTTGTATGGTAGACATTCCTAATTCTTCAACCCTAAGTTTAGCATCACTACTTCCACCACTAATAACAATGATATCATTTAAAGAATACCCTCGTCCAGGCGTTTTTATTGTCGCTTTAAGAACTTGTCCGGAAGATGTCAATATGTCAACTGTTAATCCAGTACCACTTCCACCCAACACAGCAACTGAAGTCGCATCACTATAACCAGTTCCTTCCCCAACAATTTTTATCTTTTTAACTTGAGAAGTATCTTGCAGATAAAATTGTGTAACGGGTTTAGTAATAACTGATTGATTTGTTTTTGGTCCAAACAAATATGTTTGAACCGTAAAGGATAAAGTCCATTCAATTCTTCGACGAGTGTCCATATCCCCATCCAAAGCAGTATCTTCAAATTCTACTCCAGTCAAAACAATAGGGATATCTGTTTTTAATATGTCATTTATACTTATAGAAAATTCTGGAGTAAAATATGGCAATATTTGTTCAACAACCTGTAACCCATCTTCTGCATTAGTAACCCACAAATACAATGAAAAATCCATTATATAAGGAACTCGTTGATAATACCTATCCAAAGTAGTACTAGAACCAGATTTCACGACTGCCGTTTTCTGCACAGTATTTAATTTTCTAGTTGGATCATACACCAAGGAAGTATATTCAAAAGCCATTCTAGGAGTAGTTGCCTGAACCTCAGATCCAGTATACTCCGCATTAGTTATTTGAGCTATTCTTTGCACAAATTTGTGTTTTGGGGCAAATGCAAGGGGAATTTTTAATTTTTCTGTGTTTCCACCACTACCTGTTCTTTCTATAGAAATATTATTAAAAAGAGTCCCAAAGGCAGAAACTATTTTCTTTATAGATGAATGATAAAAAGTTGTTCCTAACATTAGAATGTCCCAAATGGATTAGTTTCAGTGAAATCTACAATACCACCGTCAGCTGATGTTTCTATTTCTATATTTTGAGCAAATAAATTGTTTGGAATAGATTCTTCATCTATAGTTAATAATTCAACCCAATGACCATCTGAAGTCTTGATAGATTTATTAACTGTAGGAGTACCTGAAACATTTATAAAATTGAATGAAGGTGTTTCAACACTAGTTATTGCAGAAGAAGTTGCTGACACCGTACCAGTTTCAGCTAATCCTGATTGAGAAAATAAATCTGAATCCAAACCAGTTCCTATTAAATATGCATTTGCATTAATAAACCCATAACTACCAGTTTCTAGTAATGTAGTCTCGGTATAATCTCCAGTAACCTTTGAAATATTTGTTTGACTTTCCCAATAAGTAACAAATTCTGATGGAATAGATATACTCGAATCACCATTTGGATAAAATGAAGTTATTGTTCCAGAATCAACCGTTTTAATTTTCAATAAAAATATACAATTTTTATTTGTCCCCGATACAGCAGAATGGTATGTACTATAATTGTCTATACTAATAGTTGTTGTTGAACTATCATCAGGATTAGTAGCAGTTACATTAAATCCAGCATTTTCATGTATTATTACATACTGATCCACCTGCCAAGTTGAATAAGAAGAAGAAACAAAAGTTGGTTGAGTACTCATTACTCCACCCTGCAAAGTTGGGGCCTTGGTGATTTTAGTAATTTCACCCTTCCAAGTGGCATTTGCAAGATCAGCACCTTGATACAAAATTTCTCCTATTTCCATTTGATCAGGTCTTAAGAAAACTCCCAATGTGGTCGGAAGTGTGAAAGATCTCTCTGTTTCTAAAGCTTCTATAGCAGCATTTACATCAGAATCCGATGTCGTAATATTAAATTCTTGATCATCATATATAAACAACCTACTCATAAGAATATATGTATGAGAAGTTCCCGCTTGTATAAAAGGAGTCATATCTTCAACAAATTTTATTTCATACATTTGTCCAAATATAGGAGCATAAATCAAATCACCCTCTTTAGGGACCGTTCTTCCAGAAACACTTAAATCAGTAAAAGTTTGTTGTGCAATAGTAAAATCACAAGAATCTCTTATTTCAAATCCAAATTGTCCAACATAATCAACAGAATTAGCTAATGCATCAACAGGATCTTCTACATACATTTCTACCTGATAAGCATTATCATAACGAACTCTAGCAGCTTCCTGAAAAATAGGATCGACATTATCTTCGACTCTAGGTAAATACCAACAATTAAATCCAACAATTTTGATAGATTCTTGCACCAATTTACGAATTAGTGTAGTATCATCAGTAACATTATTGTGAGAAAAATATGTATTAGTAGCCATATTATCCTGTCATGATCGGTAATAAACCGCCGTAATTCATATCCATTTCTGTTTCTAATTTTTCTATTTCTGCCATCGCTCTTTCTAACATTGCAGTTCCATTATAGGTTAATCCGCCTGGAAGTTGTATACCGTCAAATTTAGATAAATTTTCTCCCCACTGTCTACGAACTAATTCCGTAGCATATTTTTTTAACCAAATATCATTATATATGGAAGTTGCGACTTCTGGATCCAATATTCGATAACATTCTATTATTAAATACTCATCTTCTTTAACATCATTAGCCCAATCTAAATACAAATACAACTTATCTTGATGTCTAGTCCACTCAAAAGGCACTTCACCAACTAAAAAATCGTTAAGTAATTCCAAATGATTCATCACCATCACATAATGTAACATAGAAACATCACTAAAATCATATAAGTCATTCATTCTAATTTGGTATCTTAAATCAAACATATTAACAGTTCCATAATTGGAATCTGTTATTGGAAAAACATTAGTAACTCCTGTTATCAAATCTCCAACAGTAGTAGTCGAAATATATTTATTAGTAATATCTGAAGCAGTAATCTGATGTTTTAAATATACCTTTTCTACTGCATCAGTATGATAATCTTGGTATCTTTGTAAAGCATCATCAATCCTATCACTTATTTGATTATCATCAAGATTTAATTCGATGACTGGGTCACCCAATCTACGTTTGACATATGTTATCAAAGTTGCTCTTGAAGTTGGTACGGCCATTTCTTACTCCTAAAGTTCCCCACAATCTATGGTATTAGTTAAAGTCATACTCCCGTCTGCTGCACCTAAAAGAACTTGATCTTCAGATACTGTGTAATCTACTCTTTGTGGATCTGTTAAATCTACATCACCTAAATTGGTCAAATAACTTACCTTCATATCAGCACCCTTCGTACGACTACGTCGGTTAGAATTTGGTTCTTTAATTCCAATCATAGGATAAATGTTTTTTATATCTGCCATATTATTATTTATAAAAAATCTTTTTCTTAAAATACATATACAGCATGAGTAGGAGATGTTCCTGCCGTACTTCCCCAATAAAGATAAGTACTATTAGTGCTAGAATCTCCTGCATTCCAATTTCCTACCCCATATCCTGCATTATTATATCCATAAGGTCCAGGACTATTTCCATCCCACTTACCAGAAATTGGAATTCCCCATGCACCATCATCCCCTGAAGCAGAATTATTTTGGGTCCATCTAGATGAACCAGCATATGGACTGTTTGAAAATCTTAAAGTCGAAGTAGTACTTCCACTACTTGGAATAAAAATATAAGAATCAGTTGCTCTATCCCAAATAACACCATAAACAGCTTTATCAGCATTTACCCACTGACTCAAATTATCATTTCCAAACATACCTGTAAAAATTACCATAACAACTCCTCTCACCTGATTTCCCATATTGCAACACACCATTCCCATAACAGGAATATCACCATCAGTAGTCGTTCCTGGATGGGGAGTTCCGTTCATCTGCAACCTCATATCAAAAAATCTTTTTTGTCCTGTGACAACATTAAACTTAGAACTAGAACTATTATTATAATATCCCCAGCTGGTAACATTGCCGGTTGAATAACTTATAGATTCACAAAAACTACCAGACTTTAAAGCAGCCCAACATCCTGAATAAGGAGATCCTGGAGCAGTTCCAACATTCCCATAAGTTGATGTAGTCGTATTAGACGGAGATTGTGAAGTCATATAACTATTTGCGGAAGTAACATGACTATTAGAAGGTCCATACCAACCCTCTGATTGAAATTTTTCTCCTATAACATCAGGTTTTATTATCTGTGTAGTAGCAGATTGTCTCATGAAAAATCCTAATGAACCGTAACCTGCAGCATACCAAGCTTCTGGATCTTCAGCAACTTCGTGCTCATACCACTTTAATTTATGATTATGATTTTGGAATTTAGCCATATAAATTCTACCTCAATTAGAGTAAAGTTACCGTGATGTATCCCTGAACAGCAGTAGGATTTAAATACCCAGATGACATGGTAAAATTAGACCCGCCAGGATTAGT